TCGTGAAGAATTAACTGAAGCTCAAGCCATTGAAATGATTGCTGATTCTTACATAGTTGAAATGTAAACAATTAAAAACCTGAGCAAGTTTCAAAACTGCTCATTTCAAAAAAATATCAACTCGATAATAATTAAACACTCAACATTTTCTTAAAACAAAAAAGGAACTCTATCAATGATTACAGTTTACGGTGCAAATACTAAAGTTGAAGACTTGCGAACCATCCCACTCGATAAGCCTGAAAAAGCTGGTGCCTACTGGCAGGGGATTCAACACGGTCGATTGGTCGATGTGATCTCTCAACAGATTTCAAATCGTGGTTGGTCAATCACTGAATCTCGATTCAGTCTTTCGAAAGATCGTGCAGACTTGGCCGGAGCTTTCAAGCTACGATTGCCAAACGTCGAAACTCCTGAAGGAATGGATTTGTCTCTTGGCTTCGTCACTTCCAACGCTATGCGAAAATCTTTGAAGATGGTTGTCGGTGCAGTTGTTCAAGTTTGTAACAACGGAATGGCAACTGGTGAGATCGTGATGCAGAAGAAGCACACAAGCGGCTTCAGCTTGAGCGACGAAATCAACGAAAGTTTGAACCAATACCAAACTCGTGCTTCACTGATTCAAGAGACTGTTCAAGCTCTTCGAGAAACCGAAATCAGCAACGAACAATCCGATCAGATTTTGATGGAAGCAGGCCGACAACGCTTGATGCCATTCAGCCGAATCGGAGCAGTTGATAAAGAGTACCGAAAGCCAACTTTCGCTGAACACGGAAGAGGCACAAGTTGGGCTTTGCTGAATGCTTTCACTTACATCGTGAAAAAGAATCCAGCACAACAACAGATGGAACAGATGAACCGATTTCGTGAGTTGTTGCCAACCACGATTCCAACATCTGATCAAGTTGTTGATGTGATCGGACTCAACTAAAACTTTGGCGGCTCATCGAACGGATTCGGTGAGTCGCTCTTTTTTATTCATGTTGACAACATGTGTTGTCTATGTTATACTAAAGAAAATCATTCAATCACGGAGAACGTAAAAATGCCAACGCCAACAATCACAGAAAGATTTGCAGAAGTTGAGAAACTCATTCTCAAAACTTGCAGAGAGTTCAGCAAACAATACGGGAAGGATTTTGAAGACTGCTTCTCAGAAGCTCAGGAACACTTTCTGACAGCTTGCCAGAAGTTTGATGAATCCAAAGGTGCAAAGTTTTCAACGTACGTTAGAAACACAATCTGGTTTCGTCTCATGGATTCCAGAAGAAAAGAATTGAAGCGGAATGAACTTCTCAAGCGTGAAGATTCTGAAGCTCTGGATTGTTGCACATCAATTCAGATCACTGATTTTGATATTGATGATTTCATCAAGTTGATGAGACTTTCGGAAGATGCTTCTGTTGTTGTGAAGTTATGTCTGGCGAATGAGTATGAACCAAGTTTCCGCAAGGGACAACAAGAGATTCGAGCGGAGTTGATGAACAGCGGTTGGAGTTCAAAGCGTTGTTCAATTGCATTCCAAGAGATCAGCAACGCAATCAACAAAGGTTAAACGATGACAAAGTTATATCCATATCAGAAAACCGGCGTGAAGATGATGGAAGCGTTTAACGGTCGTGCTTTGCTTGCTGATGAAATGGGACTGGGCAAAACAATTCAAGCTCTCTATTACCACAAGCGTAACAAGAAAGGAACAACGATTGTTGTTTGTCCTGCTTCACTGAAATTCAACTGGGCACGAGAAGCCGCCAACCATATCAAACAATCATCAATGATTGTTGAGGGACGCAAGCCACCAACCAGAGCGGGATTCAAACGCAATCGATTCATTATCATCAATTATGAAGTTCTATCTTACTGGGTTGATCATCTCAAAAAGTTCAAACCAACTCTTTTGATTCTTGATGAATGTCATTACATCAAAAACAGAAAAGCAAAAAGAACGAGAGCGGTTCAAGCTCTTGCCAAGAACATTGATGAAGTGATTGCAATCTCTGGAACTCCGTTGACTAATCGACCAAGTGAATTGTTTCCGGTTTTGAATCTACTCAGACCAGACAAATTCAAATCGTTTATGCCTTACGCTCATCGATATTGTGATGCAAAGAAAAATCGTTGGGGTTGGGATTTCAAGGGAGCCAAAAACCTCGATGAGCTTCACGAAAAGTTGACCTCAACCATGATGATTCGACGAAAGAAGATGGATGTTCTTCAAGACTTGCCAGAGAAATCAAGAAACGTAATTACAATTCCAATATCAAACCGCAAAGAATACGATGAGGCCGAAACCGATTTGATTGCATGGCTTTCAAAGTTCAACATTGGAAAAGCAAAGAGAGCCGAAGCCGCTGAACGATTGGTTCGCATGGGATACCTGAAACGACTTGCCGCCGAATTGAAAATTGAAGCGGTGGTTGATTGGATCAAAGATTTCATGTTCGAGACAAATGAAAAGTTGGTTGTGTTTGGAATCCACAAGAAGATCATTGAGAGACTGCAACAAGAGTTTCCAAAATCGGTTTCGATCACGGGTGAAACCAAATCCAAAGATAGACAACTTGCGGTTGATAAGTTTCAGAAAGACAAGTCAACACGATTATTCATTGGTAACATTCAAGCCGCTGGTGTTGGGTTGACTTTAACTTCTGCAAGCACTCTTTTGTTTGCTGAACTTGGGTGGACTCCATCGGAGCATTCGCAAGCCGAAGATAGAATTCACAGAATCGGACAACGCAACACGGCAAGATGTTTCTACATGATTGCCGCTGATACGATTGAAGAGAAGTTGTCACAAATCATCCAGAACAAACAGAGCGTTTTGACTTCGACTTTGGATGGCGGAGACGTTGAAGAAGAACTCACAATATTTGATGAACTACAAAAGGAGATGACACAGTGAAAACCAAAACAACTCTTTATTTGCGTGGTATATCCACCGAAGTAAAAAACCATTTCAAGGCTCATTGTGCGAAGCGTGGAAAAACCATGACTGAGAAAATTGAAGAGCTTATGAGAGACACAATCAAAAAGGATTCAACACTTGAAACTTGATGATCTACTTGAACGATTGAAAATCAAATTCGTTCGTGAAGGTCATCACCATTCGAGAGCCGGTTGGATACAAACCGATTGTCCGTTTTGTGGAAGAGACTCAAACAAGTTTCATCTTGGTTGGAATCTTGAAAGCAATTATGTTCATTGCTGGAAATGCGGCCATCACAAATTGAATCAGACTTTGGTTGAGTTGACCAATCTTTCATTCGTTGAAATTAACGAACTAATAAAATCACTCACCAAATCAACAAGCGTTATTCAGCACGATCCAAGAGGTGAAGTTGAGATTCCAAATGGTGTTGGTGATCTGCAAAAACAGCATCGGAAATATTTGCAGAAACGCAGATACGACCCTGATGAAATTGCAGAAACTTGGGGCGTTGGTGGAATCGGACTTCATCAAAATTTATCTTGGCGGATTTTCATCCCGATAATGTACCAGCATGAAACCGTATCTTGGACAACTCGATCCATCAGTGATCAAGTTCGAGTTCGTTACATGTCAGCAAGTGCAAACCAAGAATCCATGAACCACAAAGAACTTTTGTATGGGGAAGACTTTTGCAATCATGCCGTGATCGTTCATGAAGGAGCGTTTGACGTTTGGAGAACTGGCAAAGGAGCGGTTGCAACTTGCGGAACTGGGTTCACAAGAAGCCAAGTTTTGAAACTGTCGAACTATCCTATTCGTGTTATATGTTTTGACAACGAGCCAGAAGCACAACAAAGAGCCGATGAACTTTGTTCATTGCTGGAACCGTTTCAGGGTGAAACGTACAACGTCCAGTTGAGTTCCAAAGATGCTTCTGAAGCTCCAGCAAATGAGATCAAAGAACTTCGGGGGTTTTTGAAATGAAAGGAATTTGGATACCAGCAGAGATTTGGGAATTGATGATCAGCGGTGAAATATCTGTTCGAGAAGTTCAGTTGTTATCTATCATCAAGAATTTGGAAGATTCTGAAAAGAATTGTTTTGCATCGAATGAATACTTTGCTAAAGTGTTGAATGTTCGCAAAAATTACATCTCAAGAATGATTGCGAATCTTAAATCCAAAGGGTTCATCGAACAAGTGAAGTTCGATGGGAGAAGACGGCAGATGAAAACCCTAATCGTGCCGGATGGTGATAGAACCTTAACCATCAATCAAAAACCAGAGTATCATGAAGAGGGTGAATCAGAATATCACAAGTTGTGCAATGCAGAGTTGCACGGCAGTGATACCCTCGTTCTCCCTCCGGGAGAACTAAATAAAAAAGTGTATACGGCGAATTCTGGATTTGGATTTTCTCAAGATGAAATTCCAAATCACATCGATTACGATTGCACTCCATTTGATTTGGAATGTTGCGAGAAATTACAACAAACACTTCCACCAAAAAAACGAAAGCAGTCAGTTCCAAAAACTTGGCCGAATCAATTTCGTTTGCTTCGTGAACAAGATCAAATTGAACCGTATGAAATCCAAAAAGTTCTGAAGTGGTATTCCAAAAATTGGAAAGACAAATGGACTCCCAAATGCTACACGGCAAAAGCATTTCGTGACAAATTCCAAAGAATCAAAGATGCGATTGAACGAAAAGAACCAAATCAAAAACTAGAAATTGAAATCTCACCAGAAGCCGAATCAATCACAAATCGACTTCTCACCAAAAATTGGAAAGCCAATCAGAACGATAATCTTTCAGGATGCGTCCAAATGAGCTTGGAGCGTTACGAGAGATTCAGACAACAACTGAATCAATCATTGATTCAGATCAACTCTCAGAACGTTTCAGAGCGTTCAGAGAAGCTCAAGAACAATCGATTCAAAGCTCTCTTGAATCATGTGATTCAATCACTACCACAAACAAACTATTTCGTGGAGCAATGGTTCGAATCTGTTTGGAATCGTCTCAACAATTGGGATGGCTGGAACGGTCGATTGGAGTCTTTCATTTTCAAAGTTGACTCACAACAATTCCAAAATCAGTTGGCTCAAATATTTGAACAATACGGAAGATCAAGCACGGAACTCAAAGAGTTCATGATGAGGGTGAACACGAATGAAAGTGACCAAACGTAATGGAAGCAAAGAGCGAAAAATTCTAATCGGGATGATTGTTGATTCTCAAGTTCTTGGAAGGATTGCTTCCAAATGGGAATCGAATCTTTTCAAATCCTCTTGGGGAAATCTTGTCGGTCAGTGGTGCGTTGATTTTTACCTTGAATATGAATCCGCTCCAAAACAAGAGATTGAATCTCTGTTCGAATCTTGGGCTTCGAAAACTCACGATGAAGAATCTGTTGAACTGATCGACAAGTTTCTCTCCGGCTTGTCTGAAGAATATGAAGCACAAGCAGAAGCATCCAATTCAAATTACATCATCGATTTGGCTTCTGAGTATTTCAACAAAGTCAAACTTCGTTCTTTGAGTGAATCAATCAAAGGCGATTTGATTGAAGGTGATGTTCAATCTGCTTTGGATCGTGTGAACACTTACGGACAAATTGAGATGGGTGCCGGAGCGGGCATCGATGTTCTGTCCGATCAAGAAGCAATCAAAGAAGCATTTGAAGAACAACAAGAATCAATCGTTGAATACGCTGGTGATCTTGGGAAGTTCTTCAAGGGAGCATTACAACGGGATGCCTTCATTGCTTTCATGGGGCCAGAGAAGCGTGGAAAAACTTGGTGGCTGATTGATGTTGCATGGCGTGCAATGCGTCAACGGAGAAGAGTTGCATTCTTTGAAGTTGGAGATATGAGTCAGAATCAAATCATGCGGAGATTCATGACAAGAGCAATTCGAAAACCGTTGAAGCCTCAATCGTATGACTACCCAACTTTCATCGAAAGAGAAGAGGGAGTTCCGGTTGCTCTGGTTGATCATGATCATCGAAAGCAAGAGAAATCATTGGGTTGGCAATCCGCTTTCAAAGCATGTCAGAAAGTGATGAAGTCAAAAATCAAATCGGACGAATCAATGCTCCGGTTGTCATGTCATCCAAACTCATCGTTGACAGTTTCAGGAATGAAATCAATTCTTCAAGCATGGGAAAGAGACGGTTGGATTCCTGATGTCATCGTTGTGGATTACG